TTGAACGTACCGTAGACAAGTTGAACGATAAACTAGATGGTCATATTGATTGGCATATGGATAGGGAGAAGTAATGTGGAACTGGTTGGCAACGACCCCACTTGGGAGTGCTGCGAAGACGTTTCTAGCGTTTGTGATTGCGGCTTCTGTCGCTGACTGGGTGTCCTCGGGAACTATCGACCTTGGCCGCTGGCAGACGTGGGTCATCGGTGGCCTCGCGTCAGCTATCCCGCCGATTATCAACTGGTTGAATCCGAAGTTCGATTCGTATGGGCGTACTGATGTGGCAGGTGAGTGATGGCTACAAGCTTGAATGGGTGGGCAGTTCCCCCGAAGCGTCTGGTTACGAAGAAGGTGCCGGGTGCGGATCGTCGGCTTACCCTAGCTGTGGATGCTGCGCCTTTGCTGCTGGCTGTAGCCGCTGACTACCACAAGACGGTCAAGCCTATTGACCAGGGTACGTGGGATGAGGGTGGATACAATGATCGGGACGCTAATGGTGCTCCGGGTCGTAAGTCCAATCATGCCTCGGGTACTGCCATTGACTTGAACTGGTCGGAAGAGGGAGCTCAAGGCTCCGCTTGGGGTAAGAAGTTCTTTGCCCAGACTAAGCATCGTCTCGCTATCCAGGCCATGAAGCGCCGCTACGGTAAGTGGGTTCAGTGGGGTGGCGATTGGCGTGCAAACGATTACATGCACTGGGAGATCAAGCCTGGTGTGTCGGCTACCGATATCAAGGCAGCCTGCTATAAACTAGGAATTAATTCTAATGGAGTACGTACGAAGTGAATGAGTTTAGATACATCCGGGTACACCTCGGCAAGTAAGACCCCCTAGAAGGCTCTACAAGAGCCGTACGGGTACGAAGTCCCCCTATCTGGTATCTCCAGGTGGGGGGATTTTTTCGTGTCTCTACGGGGCTGTAATCCCTTCGGGATATCCCGATACGGGACGGATAGCCTCGCTAAAGCTCGGCATTTCCAGATTCCCGAAAAAGAGAAACGCCCCCCTACCCCCCAAGATTCAAGATCAAGGTAGGATAGGGGAACTCCCTGGATATTTCCGTCATCCGTCAAATGGAGTTCCCGCCCCACGGTTTCCCGCCCCACCAGAATACACTAGAATCCTGATCACGCAAGATGCTTGACACAAGCGTGTCGTAAACGGTACGGTCTTGCCATGAGCCAGCCAGAATATATTTCCTTCTCCCAATTCACGACATACCTCTCGTGTTCTGAGAAGTACCGTCTGTCCCGCATCCTCCAGCTAGAGGAAGATCCGGCCTGGTACTTCGCAGGAGGTACGGCAGTCCACGCGGCAGCCGACGCAATCGACCATGCACTACTCGCAGACAAGGTGGTGCCGTTCTGATGAGTGCAGTAGCAGCAGGACTACAAGCGTTCGAAGAGTCCATGGCAGAGTCCATCGTTGCCGGCAAAGGCAAGGAGTGGCGTGCAGGTGGACGAGCCACTAAGGCCATGCCCAACAAGGAAGACGGCGCATGGTGGCGGCTAGAGGGACCGAGGATGGTCCAGTCGTACTACCAGTGGCGACTCAAGAACCCAGCAATGGACATCTGGGTAACACCAGACGGGGTACCCGCCATTGAACTCTCCATCAACGTCACCATCCCAGGTGGCATCGTGCTCAAGTGCTACATTGACCGAGTGTTCCAAGACTCGCAAGGTAACTTGATGATCGTGGACTTGAAGACCGGCAAGGCACCGTCGTCCAGTCTCCAGCTCGCAACCTACGCCCTCGCCATCAAGCAGCAGTTCGGTATTGATGTGAAGTACGGGTCGTACTGGATGGCACGCGACGGCAAGTTGGACACTGTACATGACCTTGACTTCATGCCGAGGGACATGGTGTCCCGTTGGATTCGTGACGTACACAAGGCAATCAAGTTGGGCCTGTTTGTTCCCAACATTACGATGATGTGTAACTCTTGTGGTTTGAAGAAAGAGTGCTATGCTTTCGGTAGCACTACACACAAGCCTAACTTTGATAGCGACTTGGAGGAAAGTAATGAATGAGCCGAAGCACAAGCTCACAGTAAAGATTCTCGGTGAGCTCCGCACCATTCAGGGTGACACGTATGAAGAGTTCACTGCTGAGCGCGACAAGGCACTCGAAGGGATTCAGGCCGATGTTGAGTTCGTTAACCTGGTCCGTGCTGCTTCTAACGCAGCGCCTCTACTTTCGGGCGGAGAAACTTTCACTGCCCCCGTTGCCGAGCCCGTGTCGTTTGCGACAGCACCCGCAGCATGGGACGCACCCGCCGCAGCACCCGCAGCATTCGGTGCAGCAGCAACCCAGATGTGCGACCACGGCCCGATGACTGCACGCACGGGTGTCGGTGCTAAGGGTCCGTGGCGTGGATGGTTCTGCCCGACCGCTAAGGGAACACCCGGTCAGTGCAAGGCAGTGTTCGTGAATCGCGGCACCGCCGACTGGAACAACTTCCCCGCATAGTCTTGGGGTGGGGTCATTGAATGGGAAGCAGTGACCCCGCCTCAAACCTTCCTAAAGGAGCATCTATGAACGGATATGCAGTAACGATCAGAGCGTACGGATCAGAAGACACTATCGCTGACGTTAACGCCATCATCAACTATCTTCAACCCCTCGGGCTTACCGTAGACAATATTCAAATCATCCCAGTAAACCCACTCTAAGTGCGTACCCTAGACAGGGCAGTCCGATCCATTGACCGTGGAGGATCGGCACTCCCAATGCCATTCAAGTCCTGGTCGGACAACCACATCTCTATCCGCCGAGGTGAAGTCAGCATGATCGCTGGCCCACCCGGTGCCGGCAAATCAACAGTGGCCCTAGCACTAGCTGTGAAGGCACAAGTACCTACCCTGTACGCATCTATGGACAGCCACGAATCCACTATGGCTATTCGTTCACTATCTATGGTTACGGGTGTACGTCAGCAGGAAGTCGAAGAGCGTATGCTTAACGAACCTGACTGGGCTGCACGCACCCTTCGGGAAAACGTCGGACATATCAAGTGGATGTTTGATGCTTCTCCTACCCTGAGTGATCTTGAAGATGAGATCAACGTGTACCGCATGACGACAGGTTCCGACCCGCAACTCGTGGTAGTGGACAACGCTGTCGATGTGACGCACGACTCGGGTGACGAGTTCTCCTCACTCCGGTCGCTTATGCGAGAGGTGAAGTGGTGGAGTCGGGAACTAAACGCAGCATTCCTGATCCTCCACCACACGTCAGAATCCTACGACGGCTACCCGTGTCCACCACGTGCCGCTTTGCATGGAAAGATCGCACAGATCCCATCGCTCATCATGACCCTAGCGTCACAGCCAGGTGGACTGGCAGCGGCAGCAGTGAAGAACCGTTACGGTCCCGCTGATGGTACAGGCAAGACAGCCATCTGGATGGACTACTCACCCGCAGTCATGATGGTGAAGGACTTCGAGGGATGAGCCAATACAATAAGGCCAAGGGTTCACGGTGGGAAGCAGACATCGAGAACTATCTCAACGAGTGTGGTATCAAGGCACGCCGGCTACCCCGTGCAGGTGCCAAAGATATCGGTGACGTGGCTATCGAGATGTTCAACAACCATGTCATTGTGATTGAAGCGAAGAACACTAAGACTCACGACATGCCACAGTATCTACGTGAAGCTGAGACTGAGGCGGGACACTATGACGAGAAGTACAACACTCTCGCCTACGGTGTAGTGGTCACGAAGACTAGGCAGAAGTCCACTGGTGATGGCAGGGTCACGATGACGTTGGATACGTTCATCAACCTGCTAAGGTGGGAGTCACTAGCATGACGGAAGCCCGGTTCGATATCTGGCCAGTGCTAGAAGCATACGGTTGGGATCTGCCAGGGCCACGAGGAGTATGGCAATCCATCAAATGCCACGCACACGACGACGGACACGCATCCTGCCGCATAAGCTCGGATGCAGGCCACGTCAAATGCCTAGCATGTGGATTCTCAGGCGATGCCATAGATGTTGTACGACACTACGAAGGATGTGGATACAAGGATGCTGTCACTAGATGCGAGAGTATTACTGGAGGAAGCGACAGCGGCGTATCAGGCACAACTAAACGAGGTCGCACCGTATCTGGTGGCTCGCGGTCTGAGCAAAGAGGCCGCGCTTACACACCGCCTCGGTTACGTTCACGAACCGGTGATCGGGCATGAGCAGTATGCAGGTAGGTTATCAATTCCCTACATCACACCTACAGGGGTCGTTGACATACGCTTCCGCGCCATTAGAGACGACGACTCTCCGAAGTATCTGTCACGCAGTGGTGCAGAATCCGTTCTCTACAACGTCCCAGCCTTCGAACTTGACAGTGACTACATTGCTATCTGCGAAGGGGAAATGGACACCATCATCGCCAGCTCAATGGTCGGTGTCCCTGCTGTTGGGTTGGCAGGAGCAAACGCATGGAAGAACTGGTACTCCCGTGCTTTCATGGACTACCGCAAAGTGTTCGTACTCTGCGACGGTGACCAGCCAGGGCGAGACTTGGGTAAGAAGATTGCTCAACAGATTGATGTCGCTATCGTGGTGACTATGCCCGATGGTATGGATGTAAACGACCTGTACCTAGCCGAAGGACCGGAAGGTATCTTGAAGAAGATGGGACTACAGCATGTCTGATGTTGCCGTAATGTTCGTGACCGTGCTGCTTGCATGTGTGGCAGCTATCGCTATCTACAACTGGATTCGTGCCGAACTTGATGAGCGTGCATGGCGACGTATCCTTGAAGAAGAAGACTCACGGCTGCCCATGTATCGCCTCGTGAACGTTGAAGGTAAGGACAGTGATCGTGAGTGAACAGTCAGGACTGGACGGAACTAATCAGGATGATACAGGCGATTGGCTTGAAGGTGATAGCGGTCGATCAGACAACGGGAATCGTGACGGCTCAAGTCCCATCGCTACCAAATACTCGGCCATCTCGCTGATCAACCATGCTGCCGTGAAGAAGCACGGTCACGGTGTATCGACTGATGAGTTGGTCAACTTCACTGACAACCTGCATGATCGTATGGTGTATCGCGTCAAGGGGATTGGACACAGGCAGTATGCGGGAAAGATCCAAGCGTTCGAAACGTACACTGTGGACCGCATGGTGGAGGAGACGTTGGACGAGCTTGCTGATGTTCTTGCATACGTGAACATGCTTACTATCAAGTTCCTGTCAGCGGCGAGGAGTGTTGGATGAAGCGCGTCTGGGTTATCAGTGACCTGCAAGTTCCGTACCATGACGCACGGGCCGTTGATGCTGTAGCCCAGGCCATCGAGGACTTGAAGCAGCCCGAAGATACCGTCATCACCATCGGTGACGAGCAGGACTTCCAAACCATTTCACGGTGGTCAGCCGGTACCCCACTGGAGTACGAGAAGTCTATCGGTAAGGACCGTGACGCTACGGTGCAGGTGTTGCGTGACCTGCAAGTGCAGCATGTCATCAGGTCCAATCACACTGATCGCCTGTTCGCCTCAGTGATGCGTCGCATCCCAGGCTTGATGGGTCTACCCGAGCTGGAGATCGAGAACTTCTGGCGGCTACCCGAACTGGGTATCACCTACCATAAGGAAGCGTTTCGTGTAGCACCAGGATGGGTTGCCCTGCATGGTGATGAGGCAGGGTTATCGCAGATTGCCGGCACCACGGCACAAGGACTAGCCAAGAAGGTTGGCATGTCTGTGGTGTGTGGTCACACTCATCGCCTAGGACTACAGCCCTACACCATGGGAGTCAACGGCAATATCACTGACACCCTGTGGGGATTCGAAGTCGGTAACCTGATGGATATGAAGAAAGCCCTGTATGCCAAGACACATAACTGGCAGATGGGATTCGGAATCCTGTATGTAGACGGAAAGACAGTCACCCCAACTCCAGTACCAATTCGGAATAAGTCTTTTGTTATCGAAGGAACGCAGTACAAGTGGTAACAAAGTCTAAGGGTATTATCCCGCGTATGCCTCGCGTAAATGGCAGTCCACTCTTTAGGTTCGAGTCTAAGATAAAGCAAGATGGAGACTGCTGGTCGTGGACTGGCCAGAAAAGGGGTGGGTACGGGAGACTCACGGTAGAT